CTAATCTTCGTGGTCAATACGGCCAGTACGTGGTTAACACTAATGATGGTGTTCTATCAACACCTATGGGTAGGTATCAGTTTGTCCATACCACACTCTTTGAGGTAGCTGAACAGATGGGCTTATCAGATGATACTGTCTTTACTCCAGCTGTGCAGGATGCTATGTTTGCCCACAGAGTTAAGTGGAGATTAAGTCTAGCATCTACTATGGAAGGTAAGATGGAGCAACTACGTAATGAGTGGGCTGGGTTCAGTAATGTAGATGATGTAAGTGATGCTGAGTTGGTCATGGCTATTGAAGGTTTCCAACGTGGTACTCCCATAGCTGAGTCTACCTTACCGCCTGTAGGAGAGGGGGAGGATATCTCTAGACCTCCACGTAGGCAGATACAGGAAGATGCTGTAGATGATGTAGAACGTCCACCTCGTAGGCAGATACAGGAAGATGCTGTAGATGATGTAGAACGTCCACCTCGTAGGGTTGTAGCTCAGTACACTACTGCTGAAGATACCGAGAGCGAACAGAGTATCAGTAACATTGACCTTATTAAGGAGAGTGAAGGGTTGAGGCTTGATGCTTACCTCCCAACACCTAATGATGTATGGACTATCGGGTATGGCCACACTAAAGGGGTAACTCGGGGCATGTCTATCACAGGTGAGCAGGCAGAGAAGTTCCTTAGGGAGGATATTACATGGGTTGAGGATGTCCTTAATACTGCCGTTACTGTACCTCTTAACCAGAACCAATACGATGCGCTAGGCTCCTTTGTATTTAACCTAGGTGGAACTAACTTTAGAAACTCAACCCTGTTAAGGAAACTTAACCAAGGGGATTATCAGGGTGCTGCTGACCAGCTACCTAGGTGGAACAAACAGAAGGGTAAAGTCCTAAGAGGTTTGACTATCCGCAGAGCTGAGGAAAGAAGACTTTTCCTTGAGAAAGAATAAGATGATATCTTTTGTAGACGACTTTATTAATGGCCTAGTAGTGGCTGGTATTGCAGCTATAGGTTGGATAGTACGTAATGTATTCACCAATAGTAGGCAAATAGCTATCCTTCATGAGGGCCTTAGGAAGGTAGATGAGAAACATACTGAGACTAAAACCTCCATGAAAGAGGATATTCGTGAGATTAAGACTGACGTTAAGGATATGTCAACCATAGTAACAGCTTTCATAGCCGCTCAGTCGGAGGTAAATAAGCAACGTGAAGACTAGTAAAACGTATAAGAGGGAATATGCCTTTGCTCTTATGATTGCTCTCCTCTATACTGTATACATGGACAACGTAGAGATGGTCAAGGTTATCATATGGCCTATACTCTCCTTTGTCGCTACATCTGCAGGATTACATATCTATGACAAAACAAATAAGCCTCCTACTAATCCTTCTACTGACACTAAGTAGTTGCTCAGCCTTAGACCTAGCTTCAGGGTTGGTAGGTGGTGGCAGTAACGATGGTGTCCAAGTAGACGTAGACTCTCAGATAGGTAGGGAGAATACACGACAAGCTGTAGTAGGCTCTACCCAGAATGATATAGGAGGTGACCAATCTAACGCTAAGGTGGTGGCGGAGGAAGTAACCCTTAATGAAAGTCCTAGTATGTGGTTCATCCTTTTACTAGTACTAGGCTGGCTACTCCCCTCACCTAACGAGATGGCTAGAGGTATTAGGAGCCTCCTCCCTCCATCTCTTCGATCAAACGATTAAGATACCAATCAGCTTTCTTTAGGTCCTCCACTGGGGTACCCTTATACCTATACCTATGAATGTACTTCTTTACAGCCCCCTCTAAGTACCCCATATACATCAGACTATCCATTGAGTCTTTCATATAGTCGATAGCTTCGATAGAACCCTGCCTATAATGGTGGGGTTTTTCTATATTGTCTTCTACCATCTACTTAATCCTCCAAGTTGTCCAGTATCTCCACTGAGGCTACTACAAAGTGTTTCCTCATAATCTGTTTAGTAAGCTCATCAGGTAGGACATCAATGCCCCACCCTACTAGGACACCACTAATCTTTAGCCTTAGCTTGTACAATGTTAATTTCACTCTCTTCGTACTCCATCATAAATAAATCTAGTTGACTGTCTGGTATATAGAAGGGATCAGCCATGGTTATAGAACAGTTACTAGGTTGTCCCTTTACCTCGTATAACCAGATCAAGAAGTTAACCATCTTCTGACCTTTCCTTTGGAAGGGGTGTTGTTGGTTGTCGTCAGTGCTCATTTATCTTGCTCCTCATTTACTGCTGCCATCCATACTACTACAGCTACTACAAAGAATAGTATTAAGTAACCCATCATGCCTCCTTGCCCGTTAGGGCTGCCCAACTTACAGGCCATAGGACCTTACACTCTTCATTGATCTGTTCTGCTACCATCTGTATCTCCTTCTGTGCATGAGGGTCTGACCTCTGGTTATAGACATTAGCCCAGCCATATAGACTACCTGACATAATGATCTCAGTGTACATTGATTGAGGTAGTACCATACGAGCTTGCTCAGGGCAAACACCTTTGCTTATCATCTTATCGTATACCGCCAGACTGTGATGATTCAAATAGTCTACGACTTCCTCCGGCCCTCTATCTACGAAGTCATGTTCCTCAGTGTTAAGATAACCTGTAAAGGCTTCATCACTACTCCCTTGCTTTATATTGTCAGCAGCCTTACGCCATACATCAGGTACGTAGAACTCAGGTTCATCAGTTACATATCTACGACTAATCTCACTCACAGTGAAACCTACTTGATGTTTCTTAAGTTGAGCAGCTACGAATAGTGGTATTTTAAAGTGGAAGGTAGCTCCAATACCGTTAGCGAAGGGAGCCCAATGAGTATGAGAGGAAGTTTTACCCTCCTCCCTTTCCTTCTCTGTCACACCACTAGCTAGGTATTTGATAAGAGACTTGTCACCATCTGTAAACACCTTATGCTCCTTCCCAAAGGATACCCTAGCATTGTTCACTACGTCAAGGCCTGTTCCCCAACTACGTTTAAGTGTTACTCGCATGTGCGCCTCCCTGTCTCTAAGTCATAATAACATGCTGCCCCCTCACTGTCAAGGGGTAAGTCAACAGCATCCTCCTCTTTAATCTCCTCATCTACCACATCCTCAGCTGCACTAGCTGTAAGGATACCATACCGTTTACCACTAGCTCTAAAGGTTGTGCAGCCTGAAGCACCACCATCGTATGCCTTCATGTAGACTTCCTTGAACTGGTCCCATGTTACATCATCCCCTACATTACAGGTCTTACTACAAGCACTATCGACAAACCTTGAGGCTGTGTTGAGTACGTCTACGTGTGAGAATACTGATAGCTCATTAGCTGTAACACCTTTAACTCCGAATACTCTATAACCGTAGTCAGAGACTGTCTCAGTGATTGGCCCTTCAAAAGTTTGTATAAGACGGTCATACGAATGAGAGAATACAGGCTCAATACCTGAGGATACATTGTCAGCACTAAGGCTAATAGTTCCCGTAGGTGCAATACTAAGTAGATGTGAGTTACGTATACCATATTCTTTAATACCCCCTCTGATATCATCTGGTAGGGTCATAGCGAACCCACTGTTAAGGTACTCCTTGTCAAATAATGGGAAGGCTCCCTTCTCTTTAGCTAGTTTAATAGACGCCCTATACGCTTCATCCCTAATGGTACGCATAATCATTTCAGTTGTACCTAGAAACCCTGTGCTACCATACTCATGACCTAGAGCCTCTACTGCGTTAGCTAAACCTGTTACACCTAGACCCATACGTCTCTTGTTCTTAGCCTCTCTCTCCTGTTGTGGTAGAGGGTAGATAGCTCTATCGACTACATTATCCATAGCTCTAACTACTGGCCCTATGTCTTCCTTTAAGGTTTGATAGTCAAAGAACCTAACAGCTTTATCTGGGTAATCCCTTTCAGTTGACCAAGGTTTGTTGCCTTGAGTATGTACATACTTAGTTAAGTTAAAGCTACCTAGTAGACAGGCACCGTAAGGTGGCAGAGGTTGTTCACCGCATGGATTAGTAGCTGCTATCTCCTCACAGTAGTGTAGGTTATTTTTATCATTCATACGGTCAATGAACAATACCCCAGGCTCAGCCCAATCCCATGTACTACGTAGGATTTCATTCCATAGGTTAACTGCATCTACTGTTTTGTAGACACGACCATCAAATACTAGGTCAAACTCTGTATTATCCTTGACAGCCTCCATAAACTCATCTGTTACACCCACACTAAGGTTGAACTGAGTGAGTGTACCACCATTATTCTTTACCCTAATGAACTCTTCAATGTCAGGATGGTCAACTCTAAGTACCCCCATCTGAGCACCGCGCCGATGGCCAGCACTAGAGATAGTCTTACAAATAGCGTCGAAGATTTCCATGAAGCTGAGAGGCCCCGAGCTGCGACTATCAAGAGAACGGATAAGAGCGCCACGAGGGCGTAGTGTACTAAAATCATAACCAATTCCTCCACCTAATTGCATGGTCTTAGCAGCTTCCTTTGCTGCATCCATGATACCATCCATACTGTCATCTAATGTACTAGATACAAAGCAGTTGTACGGT